ACCGACGCCGCCACCTACGCCGCCACCCGCGTCGCCACCCACGCCGCCACCCGCGACGCCACCTACGACGCCACCCACGCCGCCACCCGCGACGCCACCTACGACGCCACCCACGCCGCCACCCGCGACGCCACCTACGACGCCACCGACGCCAGTGCGGCGTGTCTAGAAATTGCCGGGCCTCTTGGCATCGAATGCGCCAGGAGGTGGGCGAACGTCTACCAAGGCGGCAATATGTGGGCTGGGTACGATTGTTATCTGACGGCCTGCCGCGACATTCTCGGACTGGAACTAACCAGCCACGCAGCCTACGCCCATTGGGAACAAGCAGCCATCCACGGCGGCTTCCGCGTCATGCACGAAGAATTCTGCATGGTGTCGGATTTTCCGGAACGCATTCTGGTCGATGACCAGAACAGGCCGCATTGCGAAAATGGCCCCTCTCACCGCTGGCGGGACGGCTGGTCGCTCTATCACTGGCACGGAACGCGCATACCGCGCGAATGGATTGAAGATAGTGGAAGCCTGACGGCCGAGATTGCCATTACTTGGGAAAATGTCGATCAGCGGGCAGCAGCCTGCGAAATTCTCGGCTGGCACCACATCATCAACGAGTTGAATCCTCGTGTCATTGATGAAGATGCCGACCCGCAAATCGGGCGATTGATCGAAGTCGATTTGCCGGACCACGGCCCGCAGAAATTCATCCACGCAACATGCGGCACGGGCCGTGAAATTGCGGTCATGGCCGACAGGAACGCCAAGACGATTCTTGAAGCTCAAGCTGCGTCCTACGGTCTCTCTGTCAATGACTTCCGTGTGCCGGAAGTTCGAACATAGTCCAATCCAAAGGAGAACTGAACAATGAAAACTTTTGCCGAAACTGCTGCGCAAGGCGATGTGTTTTTTCGTCGTGTAGACGCGATTCCTTCCGGCGTCTCCGAGGTCAAACCGAATGCTTTGGGTGAGATTGTCGTCACCCACAGCGAAACGGGCCACGATCATGTCATGGTTCTGGACCGCTCGCCTGAGCCTGCCGTGCAGATGTTCAATGGCAGCAATCCTCTCATCTCCTGGCTCAAGGTCAATCGGCCGACAAGTCTTGACCACAAGCGCACGCACCACACTCATGAGAGCATCCTGTTCCAGCCCGGAATGTACGAAATCCGACGTCAGCAAGAACAGCGTCCTGAAGGGTGGCAAAGGGTTGCGGACTGATGGAAAACGCAATCCGCCAGCGCCAGGAAATCGCAGTTGTCGAACTCCTTGGCTCCCCGATCCCGACATACCTTCGGGTAGCATTGCGCGCTTTCTACGACAGCATGGAGCCTTCTGTCTCCAGACGAGAGGCTGATACCGAAAGGAAGGCTGCGTGATGAGCAACGCTTTGGAAATTCAGAGGCCGGACGAGGTTCAGACCGCTTCTGTCGTCACACCCATGACCATGATCGACCGGGCGCTTGCAACAGGAGCCGCGCCGGAGACGCTGGAAAAGCTTCTGGCATTGCAGGAGCGGTGGGAAGCAAATCAAGGCCGGAAGGCTTTCGATGAGGCGATGGCGGCAGCGAAGGCGGAAATCCCGATCATCCGCAAAAACCGCACCGTAGATTTCACGTCCAGCAAGGGCCGGACGCACTACAAGCACGAAGACCTTGCGGAGATCGCCGAGACGGTCAGTCCGATCCTGTCCAGGTACGGACTGTCCTATCGATTCCGCACCAGCGCCGAGCCCAACCAGCCTATCGTCGTCACATGCATCGTGACGCATCGACAGGGATATTTCGAGGAAACCACCCTTTCCGGCCCTCGCGACGATAGCGGCAACAAGAACGCTATCCAGCAGGTCGGCAGCACCCTCACCTATCTCCAGCGCATGACGCTCAAAGCCGCACTCGGCTTGGCAGCGGCTGAGGACGATGACGGGCAGAAGTCGGACGACATTCATGCTTCACCCATCAGCCAGGAACAGGTTTCTAAGGTTCTTGCGCTTATCGAGGCGACCGACACTGCCATCGACAAGTTCTGCCAGTACCTCGGCGTGGAGGCCATCCCAGAGATTACCACAGGCCAGTTGCCGCGCGCTCTCGCAATGCTGGAGAAAAAGCGGAGGCAGGCCAATGGCTGATCTCCGCGAGTTCCTGGCGCGCTCGACAGACCGGGAGTTTGAGGAAACGACACTTGCCAAAGTGCTTTCCCGGCTGCCGTCTCTATCGACAGATGGTCCGTGGCTGGCCGGCGGCGCGCTTCGCAGAACGTTATTGCGGCAAGAGCCGGATTCGGACTTCGATTTCTTCTTTCGCGACGCGGATCAGCTGACCGAGTTCGCAGCCGCCCTCGACAAGTCTGGCATGGAGAAGGTTCGTGAGACGGATCACCATATCCACTATCGCGGTAGAGTCGGTGACAGCGCGATACCGATTGATGTCCAGTGCATCCGGTTCGCGTTCTATGCCAATGCCGGCGCAGTCATCGACAGTTTCGATTTCACAATCTGTCAGTTTGCCTTTGACGGCACCAACCTGACGACCGGCGAGTACTCGCTTTGGGATTTGGGTCGGAAGCGGCTTGCTGTTCACAAGGTCACCTTTCCCGTCTCATCCATGAGACGCGTCCTGAAATACGCCTCGCAAGGCTTCAAGGCATGCAACGGCTGTCTTGCGACACTTCTGCGCGCTACCGCCGAAAATCCAGCTTTGAACATGGAGATCGCTTATGTCGACTGAGATCATTCAGCGTTCGCCGGAGTGGCACGCTATTCGTCTAGGCAAGGTGACGGCTTCTCGTATTGCCGATGTATGCGCCCGCACAAAAACCGGCTGGGGAGCGAGCCGAAAGAACTATCTCGCGGAATTGGTCGCTGAACGTTTGACCGGTGTGAAGGTGGAAGGCTTCACCAACGCGGCCATGCAGTGGGGGACGGAGATCGAACCGGAAGCGCGTGTTGCATACGAGTTCTATCGCGATGCGTCTGTTTCTCAAGTCGGCTTCGTCCCCCATCCTACCATCGGCGATACCGGGGCATCGCCTGACGGATTGGTGGAACAGGACGGCCTTGTCGAGCTAAAGTGTCCGAACACCGCAACGCACATAGAAACGCTTCTCGGTGGTTCGATCCCCGAGAAATACGTTCTGCAAATGCAGTGGCAAATGGCCTGCACTGGCAGGCTGTGGTGCGACTTCGCCAGCTATGATCCTCGCCTGCCGGAATCCATGCGGCTTCATGTTGACCGCGTGCATCGGCAGGATGGCGCGATAGATGCCATTGAAAAGGATGTGACCAGCTTTCTGAATGAGCTTCGGTCCATCGTGGATGAGCTTCGCACAAAATACGATCATAAACCCGACGAGTTGTCTGAGACGGCTCGCATGTTGATGGCAGGCTGACCATGGCAAGCAGAAAAATCCGCGATGTCGTCGTGAAGGTCGGCGAATACCAGGATCGGAACACCGGCGAGACGAAGGGCCGTTTCGAGAATGTCGGCGCTCTCATGCAGAGCGATGACGAGGCAGGCAGCTTTTTCATCATGCTGAAACGGACGTTCAATCCAGCCGGCGTTCCAAAGCAGGATGACAGGGAGAGCATCCTCCTGTCCTGCTATGTGCCGAAAGATCAGCGCGACGGCCAGCAGCACAGCGAGCATCGTCCGCAACAGCGCCAGCAATCCTATGCCGAAGCGAGCGGAGGAAATCCGCGCGAATTGGACGACGAAATTCCCTTCTAGCCCCAGAGAACCCCGGCGCGCGAATGCGCTGGGGAGGAAGGCAAAGTCATGGCACAGACAGTCATTCTCCATGGTCCATCGCAGCGGTCTTTCGCAAAGACGCTGATCGACCGCGCGCCGGTCAATGCTGTTCTGACGATCAGGGAGCAGAACCGCACATTGGACCAAAACGCGAAGTTTTGGGCGATGCTGTCGGATGTGAGCCGCGCGAAGCCGGAAGGGCGGACACATACGCCGGAAGTCTGGAAATGCTTGTTCATGCACGCATGCGGCCATGCCGTTCAATTCGAGGTCGGCCTTAACGGCCAGCCATTCCCGACCGGCTTCAAATCATCCAGACTTTCCAAGTCTCAGATGATCGACCTGATCGAGTTTCTATACGAGTACGGCGCGCGTCATGGCGTCCAGTGGACCGAACCGGAGGCGCGAGCAGCATGAACGCCCTTGACCACATCAAGCGTTTTCCGAAGGCCCGGACAAGCACGATTGCCCGCCTGATCGCGCGTGATCGCATGATGGAAAGCCTGATCGGCTTCATCGTCCATCGCGAATGCGAAATCGCGTTGGAGAGTGAGCTTGCCAAGCTTCTCCCGGAAGCATCGCGCGGGGATATCGAGCGGATCGAGGAGACGTTCTGATGCCCCGCACCGCCAAGCTAAAGATATGGGTAGGCGAGACTGACGACCAGCGCGCCCCGAAATATGTCCGCGACCGGCTCAAGCTGAAATTCCCGAAGTGCCATATCTGCAATCGCAAGATAGAGGCCACCGAAAAGATGGCTCTCGATCACGTCAAGGCGTTGATCAACGGCGGTGAAAACAGCGAGGCCAACCTTCGTCCAGTCCACCAATCCTGCCACCAGATCAAAACCGCATCGGACGTGGCTGAGAAATCGAAGATCGCGAAAATCCGGCAGAAGCACAACGGCATCGTTGATCCGCCGACCATGCCGAGCAAGCCATTCGCAAAATCCAGGAAGGCAGCAAGGCGCGAGCAAATCGCTGCCAACAAGCTTCCGATTCCTGCGCGCAAACAACCCCTCTACGCCGCCCCGAAGGAGGCCAGAAGCATATGAGCGAGACATCTCACACTCCGGGGCCTTGGGAAGCCGCAGAGCGCGGCGACTACGCCGATTTCGATGGCGACAGTCGCGTAATCTTGGGTGATGACCGCCGCATCGCAGTCGTACAGGATTCCGGTTCCATCGAAGACGCCGCCAACGCCCGCCTAATAGCGGCGGCTCCCGATATGCTGGAGGCGCTGCACACGCTGATCATCAACAACCGCATGGGCGTGACCGGACAGCTTGCGCGTGCGGGGTGGGCGAAAGCTCGCGCCGCCATCTCCAAAGCGGAAGGACCCCAGCCATGACCACCGCAGGGAATGCAGAACTGGTGATGCGGGCCTACGCGCTCGGTTTCGCGGCATCAAGCGAGGGTTACAATGCCGAGTATCCGTTCGATGGAGACTTCGAAGGGGATGCCAAGTGGCTTGAAGGTCGCAACCGCGCCCTCGCCGCCGCATTAGAAGCCACCGCCAGTCCGGTAGTGACGGCACCTACCGACGACTGGAAGATCGACAAATCCACGGGAACCGATATTCTCGTCTACAAGGAATGTTCCGTCATAGAGAGTGAGCAGGCCCATTACCTTCTGCGGCTCATCAAGGCGGCAGAGCCGGCCCCTGCTACGGGAGGGGAGGCATGAACATCCCCGGATATGACGCATGGAAACTCCGCACCCCGGAGGAAGACCACGAAATGAACGGCGGGAGTATTTGCCCCTTCTGCGGCGCTTATTCACCGCGTTCCTGCGAACTAGAGGAAGAAACGGAAGGCGTATGTCCTTGGGAGGAAAGTCAGGACGAACCCGATCCTGATTACCTTCGCGACATGCGGGAGGATCGCTGACATGACCCCCACCAACACCCCCGTTCCGGCATCTGAGGCAGCGGACGTGGAGCGGGTAGCCGCGAACCTCGTCAAAATTGCCGACGCTAGCGTTCGATCAGATGGGACAGATATCCCGCTAGGTGAGCAATGCCGACTAGGTGCGGCCACCATCCGCTCGCTCAAGGAAAGGCTGGCGGAAGCGGAGAGGCGCAACGCTTCGCTAGAGCAAGCAATGCGGATGTCAGATGCAGACCGCCGCCTTTATTTCATCTCCGACCGGATAGGAAAAGTAGGGCACATAAATCGGTCAGATATCTGCGATGCATTCGGGGTGTCTGTTCCGCAGGCCAGCATCGATATAGGGCGATGGATCAAGCTGCACCCCGGAGCGCTCGAATACGATAAGTCATCGAAGCGGTATGTCCGCGCCTTCCTCACCAGGCTCAAGGAGGGAAAGCTCCCCGCCACGGGAGCCACGCCATGACTGACGTGAACCTCCTAGACCGGATGAAAGAGTTGAAGGGGCCAAGCAGGGAGATGGATGGCGAGATTGATGCCATCCTCTTTGGCGGACGCGCCGCGCATACCTTCACGGAAGACAACGGCGGTGCGCGACTGCGCAAGAGCTATGACCCTGGAACCGTGTTTCTGAACCTCGATCCGAACCACAATGGCGGACATGTATTGTGCTCTCATCACAGAAAGGCACCAGCCTACACCGCCTCGATAGACGCGGCTATCGCTCTGGTGGAGAAGATGCTGCCACCGGCTTGGGTCCGACTGGACGAGTGGTTCATGGGTGAAGATAAGCCTGCCGTCGCGGCCATTCTTCCAAAGCCGACGCCGAACGTGACGTTTAGCGCCAAGGCCGCAACGCTTCCGATCGCCCTGCTCATAGCCCTTCTCACCGCCCTTGAGTCTGGGAAGACAGAAGGAGGCGGGGAATGAAAATATCGATCGACGGCCAAATCTCTGCTGACCCCAAAGAACGTATCCTTGCAATTGAGGCTGTCACACGGGCGATCTGCGAGAAAACAGGTCAAGACCCAGCCGAAGGTATCATGATGCTGCTGACTGCTGCAGCGCACATGACGAATACCTATTCGAAGCAGCCAATCACACAAAGCGCTGACCATCTAGCGACAGCGCTTGGCCATGCAATCGTTGCCGCAGATGGATTCTTCACTCTGCGCACCATTCGCCCTTCCCCCTCGGAGGGCAGCAGATGACGAGGGCGCTCGCGATCAAGCAAAAGCAGGTGACGGCCTTGTGCAAGGGCGCTGCCAAGGCAGGCCACGTCCCCATCGTGGAAATCGAGGGTGCCCGCGTCCTGCTTGTCCCCGCTAACCACGATATTCTCAGGACGGTGGATGCGGATCGGGTTGACGAAAAGGGGAAGGGTTATCTCTGATGGGCGACATGCCCCGCCCCAGGAAGCCGCACATCCATCGCGAGATCACACGCCACAAGAAGGTGATCTGGTATTACCGGAAGGGAAAAGGGCAGCGCATCAGGCTGCCAGGTGTTTTTGGCTCGAAGGAATTCAACGAGGCATATGACGCCGCAGCGAACGGCGGAACCGTAACGCCGCGCACACAAGCCCCGAAATCGACCCTACGATGGCTGGTAGACCAGTATTACGCCAGCGGGCGCTATTCGAACCTGCGCCCGAACACGCAGCGAAATCAACGACTGATCCTTGAAGATGTCTGCGAGACCGGAGGCGATCTGACGTACAGTCTCATAACGTCAGCAGATGTCCGGGCCGGGATAGTTCGCAGGGAAGGCACGCCGCACATGGCAATCGCCTATCTCAGCATCATGCGCGCGCTCTTCGCCTTTGCCATCGACAGCAATTGGATGGCGAGAAACCCTGCCGACAGCCTATCCACGAAGCCCGTCAAGAATGACGGCTACCATACATGGACAGTTGAGGAAGTCAGCAAATACCAGGAAAGGCACCCCATTGGGACGCAGGCCAGGCTGGCTCTCGACATCATGCTCTACACCGGCCTGCGCCGATCTGATGCTATCCTGCTAGGCAAGCCGCACATCAAGAACGGGATCATAAACATCCGGGCAGGGAAGAATCGTGCTGAGATCACCCTTCCGGTCCTGTCACCGCTTGCTGATTCGATCGCCAAAACACCGGTTGGCGATGTGATCTTTCTTTTCAACCGGCACAAAAAGCCGTGGAAGAATATCAGCTTCGGGTATTGGTTCGCGGCTCGCTGTGGCGAAGCAGGCGTACCCGGCCGCGCGCACGGGCTCAGGAAGGCCGGTGCAACCATTGCCGCGAACAATGGCGCGACGCCGTTTGAGCTTACGGCGATGTTCGGGTGGTCTTCGGTGAAGATGGCTGAAGTCTATACAAAAAAGGCCGACAGAGTACGGCTTGCCGAGCGCGCGGCGAACAAGCTATTCCCTAACCCTACCGAAAGGTGCGGGCGCGATGGCAAAATTTCACAGCCAAAACAGGCACTTAAAAAACGCTAGTTAACCTTGATGTATTGTTAATAACGGATGCCCTTAGTTATTGTTTTTGTTAATCTTTTGTTTACGAATTCCCTAACCTAGCCGGTTTTCCCGCCCCTTGATTCCATTTGGAAATTCGTCGCCATTCCCTAACCCTGAAACGCAAAAAAAAGCCCGCCAGCCGGAGCCAGCGGGGGCGGATCGCATAACCGAACAAAACAGGCGAAACCGAATTCGGTTTCAGCCTAACCGAATTCGGTCAGCTTGGCGGCTTGAACCACGACAATATCTTGATGATGGATTCGCCGAACATGACGATACCGCCGAAGATGCCGAGCAGCCCGACGATTATCCATTTCGTCACCTTGGCAAAGCCAAGGATGGCACGAAGCATCGGCAGGCCGGTTTCCAGCGTCCTCATGTCGTCGGATGAAAGCCCGGAGAGAAATTGCCGGGTTTCTTCCGGCAACTCTCCAAAATGATTCTTGGGAGGGGCCTGCTTGTTCATTTCGCGACGGCCTCCGGCAGAGCCACCTTCAGATATGCGTGGATATCTTCCGCCTTCGTATAGAGGCCGATGAAGGAATCGCTTCTTGCCCGCGCCGTGGTGACGCCGATCAGCTCATAGTCGCCCTGCTTGTTGAGGTGCCAGAAGCCGCCGCCCGAATTTCCACCGGCAATGTCCGGTGTAGCGCGGTAATACTCGGTTCCCGGTGATTGGAAATCTTGCGTCTCTATCGCGCCGAAAAGCCCCTCTGTGATCGTCAGGGACCAGCCGAGCGGATACCCTACCGACCACACCTTATCCCCGATGATGATGTCGGGCTCGGGAGGGCCTATCCTGGCAACCGTGGGAAACCACGTCTGCTTGTCCTTCAATTCGATCAGGGCGAGGTCGCCGGCATACCATTGTCCCCTCACACGAGCGACATAGGATTCGCGCTTTACCAGACGGTTTTTCTGGTAGACGGGAAGCTCGATCCGTAGATCCGATTTCCTCCCGTCAACGCAGTGCTTTGCGGTGAGGAAGATCGTGGATACCTCTCCTGACGCGTCATCCCGCTTGGAGTGGATGAGGGTTGCGGAGCAGTTGCCGTCCAGTTGGGCGGTGAGGCTGATAACCTGCTTTTGCAGCTTGTCGTCGGCAAAGGCCACGCCGATGGAAAAGAGGATTGCGGCGATACCGAACAGCAAAAGTATCCAGTGCATGGGATCGAGGAATCTGGCTTTCATTGCTTCCAACCGCACAGAGCGCGGCCCTTCTGGTTATGGGCGAGCAACGCAGTTACTTCCTCGTCCGACAGGTGATCGACGGTTTCGGCGGATAGACGGATTGGCGACGATATCTGGCAAAAGCTGCCCTTCGTCGTTGTGCATGCGGCAAGCGCAAGGAGCGCCGCAAGGATCAGTCCCTTGACCATGATTTCAGCCCCTTCCTGCGCTGGTCGGGCGTGAGGGCTCCGACATCGTTGTCCACCTGGTCTGCGATATCGCGGGCCTTGGCCTCGGAAGCAGCCTGCTTGTTGCGCTCACGCTCTGCCCCGGACAGCCTGCCTTTCATGAAGGCGATGAAGGCCACGACAACGGCAGCACCGAGGGCGTAGAGGATGGAATCCGGGCCGAACATCAGGTCGCCCACCCATAGCGCTTGGCGAGCCTGTAGAACCATTCGGTGATGACGCCGACGACCGCAGCCGCAGCCGCCGTGGTAACTGCGACGACATCGGGATCAGCAGCCAGTTGACGGCCGACTTCAAAGCCGATGACGCCGCCAACTCCGTATCGGAGCATGATGCGAACATAAGCGCCCATGGTCAGTTTCCTTTCCCGAATATGGCGTTGAGGATTGCGTAGAGCGCCCGCCAGAAGATGTTTCGTTCCTCTGTCTTGGGAGCAGGACCGGGCTTTATGGCTGGAGGATCGTCTTCGACGTGGAAGACCTTGCCGGGGTCGGATGGGAGAGCGGGAATTGGCTTGGCAGCCAGATGCTCGCGAAGATCGATCTTCTTCCCCTTGCCCCACTGGACAACACCGGATGGCGTAGCCGGGTAGAGCGTTGCGGTCGGCTTCGGATAGATGCCCTTTGCGAACAGGTCGCGTTCTGCCGTCCGGCGCGGGACAATCTCAGGCGGCTTGCGCCAGTCCATGATGCCCCTGATCGCACCAGCCCGGTCGCCAGCGTTCAGCTTCTTGACAAACGACGCCCTGCCAATTGCTCCGGTGTTGTAGTGGAAGGAAACCAGCGCATCGAATTCGTGCTGCTTGAGCGGCACAGTCACGGCCGCATTCACGCCCTTCTCATATTTCTTGATATCGGAGCGCAGCATGTTGAGCGCTTCCGAGATGGTCAGATTGCCGGTGTAGGTTTTCGGATCAGGCCAGCCCGCAGCCGCCGTGTGTCCGATGCCGATTGTCGGCACTTTTACGGAGTCGAGGTAGGTCGATAAGACGATGCCTTCGTGAGACACAATCGCCATCAGACCGGCATTGCTCGTTTCCATTGTCGGTCCTTTCAGTTGATGACGGTGAGGTGCACATGCGCGGTCCCGGCCTTGATCATGCCAAGGCGGGCAGCAACAGCGCGGGAAACGTCGATGACGCGGCCTTCCGAGAATGGCCCACGGTCATTGACACGGCAGACCGCCGAGCGGCCGTTGGCGAGATTGCTGATCCGAACCAGCGTACCGAAGTCGAGCGACCTGTGGGCGCAGGTCGCTGCATGCTGGTCGAAGCGCTCCCCGCTGGCTGTCAGGCGACCATGGAAGCCGGGGCCGTACCAGGAGGCTTTGCCGGCATGTGCGGGCGCGCAGAGTGTCATCGCGGCGCAGAGCGCCAACGTGGGAATTCGCATCGTTTATCGTCCCTGTAGGCTACCGGACGGCGCTTCTCGCCCCTACGACGCCGCCGCCCTCTCCACCCGCCCCTCGTACCAGCCCTGACCCCACAGCGACGAAAGCCGCGTGAAATACTCTTCATACTGCCGGGCGACGACCGGCATAGAAAACCGCGCCAGAGCGTCATCACGGATACGCCTGCGGTCGAGCCCGTCCGCCTTGCCGAGCGCGTCACAGAACTCGCCGAATGTGCGACAGCGGAAGCCATGGACGCCCTGAGTGACCGTTTCTGTCCAAACGCCCCAGTCCGTCGAGATGATCGGCGTCCCGCAGGCCATGGCCTCGATGTGGACGGTGCCGAACGGCTCGATATATTGTGTCGGCACGAACAGGCATTTCGCGCCAGCCATGAGGCGAGCGCGCTCCGTTGCATCCACCTCGCCGACGAACTTGCCATAGCCAGACTGCGGCCCCGGCCCGGCAAGGATCAGGGGAACGCCTTTCGCCTCGCACACCTCCTGCGCGATGCGATAGCCCTTCCTGTCGATTAGCCGGCCGAGATAGAGCGCATAGTCACCGCCCGCGCCGAGGGGATATATGTCCTCCACCTGATTGGGAATGACGGCATCCCACCATCCGCCGTCCTTCGCACCGGGATTGCCAGCTTCCGCGCCGTAGACCATGTGCATCCAGGCATAGCTTTCGAATACGCGGTATTTTGCGAAGGTGCCTGAATAGCCGATTCCGAATTCGACACTGAGATGGTTCGGGAAAGCGTCGGCGATCGGCTTGTGCG